CTGCTAATTGCGCCTGCCGGTTTTGTGACTAATCCGCCGATCCCTCACGGGAATCGGACGGACGCCACTAGCACCGGCAGGCTAACCCCCGTCCTCGCGGACGGGGATCCTGATGGTCGGCGAACCCGTTTACACGGGTTGACGACCATCACCCTCCCTGACCAAACACACAATTCTTAAAGTGTTTGGATTTCACCCTTGGGCTTTGCAGACCTAGGGGCTACCTAGCCGTACGATACTGCTCTTCGTAGTGGAGGGGGCCAGTGTGAATTGGCACCTTCTTAACACGGATTGCAGAATTATATCGTAACACCGACCTCTCTAGATGTTTCGGATCATCACGTTCCAGTAAGGACGTGTGAAAGAACTTCCAGAGCGCGGGAATCCCGTCTAGTTTATCTTCCGTAACAACGGGAGATACTGCGAGCCCCTTAACCAGAGGGACTTGTAGCTTCCGACACCAATGAGTAATATCGGAAGTATCACGACGAGAGACCCAACCCAGAACGCCACTCCGTCTGAAAACGAGGGGGAGCTTCCTTTTGAGATGCTCCTCCACTATTCGGCGTAAGTGGTCGCTCGTTGAGTGCATACCTTTAAGCCACAAGTGGTTTGAGGTACTAACCCAACTAGCGATATGTTTAGGGGTCGGCTTGGCTTCTGTGGTCGAGTATCGGAGGTACGTTGGGGTCACATCGACCCCGTCGTAGGCATCCACCCCGCAGGACTCTCTGAACTTACCGCTCAGAAAGCTCTTAGAGGTGTTTACCTTTAAACCGAAGTGCTCTAACCACTTGACTACCTGATGACAGTGTGCAGTCTCGACGATTATATCATCGCCGAAAACACGCACATTGCGAGCCAGGCGCACCAACGTCCGTTTGGTTGGTCGTAGACCAGCCGACGAGCAAATCGCCGCGTAGCATATAGCTGCGAAGACGATGCTCTGAACTGGAAATGTCAGTGCGTTGCCCATTCCGGCAAACTTGCTGAGAGGGGCGGTCCGAAGTTCAGACCGCACCTGATCAGCTCTACACCCCAGAGCGGCGGAAAGAAACCGCTCATGTCTACCGAATACGAGTTCGACCAGCTTCAAGCTGAGTCGATCGGACGCGGCAGACAGATCAAGTGTAGCAAATTTGCCAGTGAGCGAACCTTCCATAGCCAACTTTTGGTTGTGCGTTTGGTCGGTCAAGTCGAGAGAACTGGAGAGGACTCGATCCCTTTTGATATTATCTCGAAGGATCGTGTTCAACCCCTGTTGTACAAACTGGTTACCCAGTTTCTCAACAGTAATCGTTCGCCTTGCAACAGCCGTTTTAGGTACTGTTACAAGTCTCGACATCTGGCTCGGAGATTCATTGCGGGGACCAAAGGTAGCCTCATGAAGGAGCGACTCTCCAGATCTTTCGATATGGATATCGTGACCCGTCAATGAGGAATCGAAGGTGGTAATCCCTTCGTAGAGGGCTCGCCATTTCTGGTTGGCCTTGACCTTCTCCGCAACGGCACCGGGGCCGTGTCTGTATTCCGCTTCGTCGAACCTAGAATTATCAAGATTCGATAGGAGCGTATCGCAAACACGAGACAGAAGATGACTTTCCGTAGGTCCAAAAGTAACAGACCTACATTCGTCATCCGTTGTCCAAAACTTCGCTGTGGCCGCTTTGTGGAGTTTAGCTTCACGTTGCGACCCCAGTTCAGTTTTCTTGTAGAATCGAGTCAGCTCTCTAACCGACTTGATCGACCCGATACAGGGTCTGTCTACAAGCACCCCGGTACAAGTATCGAAGATGTTCGCAAGCAAACCCGAAAGAAATTTCGGGAGCGCTTTACCCGGCATTCGTGAGAATGCCGAGGGACAGGCGAAAACACCGTCTGCGAGTCCCTTATCTAGGGCATCACAGATAGTAGCTAGGGTTACGGATAAGAATCCCATACCCTCATCTTCGTACCTTTTCCAGATCGTGAGGAAATCACGATCTAGACCCTTCACATCAGGCTGCCACCTCTTGATATCTATGAGGAGGTGGCCAAGGAGCATGATCGGACTTTTCAACTCGCCCTCTTAGGGTATGAGTGTTCCGAGTCCGATGATGTTTGATCCGCTTCAACTCGAGAGTGGGAGATTCTTTTGGAGTCTCCCCGAGGGGAATGGTGCAGTTACGCACCGAACCCTACCTCCTTTTGTTACCTTGAAGTGATGGAGGATGTTCGGCAAAGCTTTGTTGAACAACTCCACCGCCTCTTCGGCAATTAGAAGGAGGACCGCCGTAGTGACGGTCTCGAGAGGATTGTTTGACCGCCAAGTCCGTATGCAGTCGTTGAGTTTAGAGGTGAAAACCCTCTTCATCCCTTCGACTGACAACGATAGGTTGTCATCATTCCATGCTAGCGTGATTAGCTGGTTAGACCAGCCATACGCCGGATCGGCACCAACTTTAGTGCCGTCCCAGCGAATGCGCACCGCATTGAAGCACTTCGCTCCATAGCTTTCAACCAAGAAAGCTGACTTAATAGAGGACATCCTAGACTCCTACAGTAATAGAAGCCCGGGATGGGCCTCCTTTGGGTTAGCTCTGGAAGTTAAGCCAAGAGAGCGTAGTCACATCAGCATCAGCAAGCGTGTCAGTCAGGGCCTTAACAAGGGCCGCTGCCTGAGCAGGCGTCCAGCCGAAGCTGGGGATGCTGGCAGAAATCGACACGGTAGCAACCTGCTTCCGGGTCGTACCAGTATACGGATCGGTAGCGTCCTTCGTTTCTGAAATCTTCAGATAATGACGGTCCGCACCCTTTCCGCGTTCATGGTTGATGGTGAGGGCAAAAGAGCCCGCATCATCTCTGCGTTCCGAACCATAGCCGTCAGACCGGATGACCCTAAAGGTCAGGGCCGGCGTCGGTGCACTGGCAGGAACTGTGATTGGATCTACAAGCATCGAACAACTCCTAGTCTAGTTGCAGGGGCAACACCATGCTGCCCCTGGTAGTGATTGGACTATTTCTTCGCGAGAAGAAGGGCGCCCAAGATGGACTGTTGGAATGCACTAAGACTAGTGACATCCCAGGTTCGTTTAACGCCATTCACAGTAGCGAGGTCTTTGCGCTTTTGATAGCGACAAAGGTAACGAGAAGAGTGATCAATGGGTTGATTTATCGTCCCATTAGTCGCTACCCCGTTAATATTCCTTCCCCACGACTGGACAACGTTCGCTTGGTAAGTAGTTGTGGATTTAACCACCGATCTATAAGTGGCGAATCCATAGTTGATAAGGCTCAAGTCAGAGTTGATTGCCTCGATACAATCGATGTAGTCACCGACCGATTCGAACCAATCTATCAACCAAGTCCACGGAACTAAACGATAAATATCCGCAGGACTCAACTCATTACCCCTGATATAGTTCAGGTGTTCACGCCTGAACTCAGGCTGCTGAACCGATGGCATCCTCACCCTACAGTTCACAACGACACGGAGCTCAACTTTACGAGTTCCGGAGGTCGAAGTGAGGGGTGAAGATTCATTCGGTAACCCAGCATAAGCAAACGCAGGAGGATTATTCAGAGGCTGTACAAATCTCCGTACACTTCTGAATGTTGTTGGCTTGTTCTCCCGGGCCAAAAGGAAGTTAATCCTCTTGGCGACTTTATCGGGAGCCTCCAACAATGACTCAAGATCACGAAGCGTGTTCTCCCACCCGAACTTTTCGTTCAGGTATTGCCGGGAGGCCTCACCGATACCGAGTTTCCTCGATACCGATGCGGCAACGCCTTGTACGGAATTCGCCAATGTCTCGGCGAGATCCCGAAACTCGAATACTGTTCTCGCCCAACGAACCGGACGGTACGTAGGCAGAGCCTTCGTGAGCATGCCAAAAGCATACTTAGAAAGCATCTGATCTGCGTTGTTCGATTCTTCGAGTGCGTGCAGGTCGAGTTGAGCTTGAGTCAAGGTAGCACTGGGTCCATACATCTGTGTAGTCACGTCGCCTTCCGAAACGGCCAAATTATATGGCACGTACGGAGCGTCGAACCGCACATATGAATCAGATACCCTACGCGTCCACGAGCGTGGTCTGGAGTAAACCTCTGGGGCGAATAATTCAAATTCGCCCTGGTTCACCCAAATTGCTCTCGTCTTGCGAGTGGTATCTTTGCAGTAACCATAGAGCACCTGCTGATCGGCAAGAGCAGCAGATGATGGGGTTACTACATTGGAAACAGTTCCAGGAAACACGTAATCCCACGCATAAGAAGTTTGTGCGTTGGGTATGGAAGAGGTAGCTTTAGACCGGGAATTACGGGTGTAACCCCGGCCGGTCTTCCTCTTACATAACAGTTTCCTAGTTCTGTTTGCAGCTTGGACACGATACTCCGCCAGCTTGAACTTCGAGAGGGGATCCGCCAATAAGGCAAGATTCCTCACGTTGTCCTCGCCGAAGATGTTCGCGAGTTCCCAAGCAACAGACCCAGGCTTCCTAATCCGATCATCCAATGCTTTCCGGAAGAGTTTACCCGGATTACCATAGATTGACTGGCCTCTCGAGTTAAGAGAGGACAATTTCTTGGTAGACATTTGATGATCTCCTGTTAAGCCTGACATAGACCGTGAAGGGTCTAAGACACACTTACGTGTGGGTGGGTAGTCATTCCACCAGGGGCCCCGAAAG